AAGATGCGGTTCTCATTAATGTCCGGCCGGAAATCAAAGATTTCTAAGCCGGGTTTTCCGTAGATCTGACACAACTGCTCACGCTATATTAGACTTTTATTAAGCAGCAGCAGTAAATGCAACTGAAATATTAGCAGTAGGACCTTCAGTCTTCAAATTAGCAGCTGGAACACCAAATGGAAGCTTTTGGTAACCCACAACAGCCTTAAATGATTTACTCTTATACTTCATAGGGTTAAATTGATACTTTCTTTGAACAACAACTGCAAGTTTAACAGGTGCAGTAGTTGTATTAGCCAAATCCAATACATTAGTGTCAAGCATAGCAGTTCCTCGAGCAATACAATATATCTCGAATGATCCTTTCATAGCCCAGATCTTCATAGCGGTATCAGCAAGATCTGGAACCAAAACATTATTTTTCGCTAAATACTTTTCAATATCCACATCAACATTACATGCTGATGAAATATTAACAACTTCTGTAGCCCCTGGTCCTAAATGCATACAATGTGCTTTCAAGACCTTATAATACTTCTTAAACAAAGAAATGTCGGTAGGTTTCGCTCCAACTACATTGAAAGAACTAGAACCTAAGGTGGCAGTGGTAGTAGTCACAGTCTGTGAAGCTAATCCACCACTTTCAGTACCCTCACCATGAGCCCAAATACCAAGGAAACCATGTCGACCTGCATTTATAGCTGGAATATCTTGTTTACACTCAACAACATAAACGTCAACAACTGCAGCAGCATTTGTCACATTTGTAAAATCGATTGTGTGATGACAAAATCCAATATTTATCTTCTGCATTGCATTATTAGAACCATCTGAAGCAGTCCATGGGGAATTAAGCACTGTGGCAGCATCAATTTGAGCTTTCCAAACAGGCAACGATGTAGTAAAAGGACCAGGGGGATTCACTTTTCCAATACACTGTTCTGTATTACCAACAGTGGCCAATGTAACAGTTGCTTGTGACCCAGCAACACAGTCCACAATTAGGCCATATGTTTCGTTATTTTTAACCTGGGCATATCTTAGTACATCCTTGTGACGACTATGCCCGGGAAAGGACATACCAGTACCAGTAATACCAGACTGTACATCATCCCCATGCATTCTTTCTTCTGCCTTCTCGGTGGTAGTTTGCGAATGGGTCCTCTTATATTCGCCCTTAACTTCCAGTTTAAATCTCTTCCCATGTGATTGACTAGTCCCATTTCTGTAAGGCGTCATATAAGGAACATGTAATTTAGTCATTTTTTATTAGGTAAAGAGCTATTTTATCTACGTCTTCTTCTAATAGCTAAAGGGCGTCGTCTAACTTGCGGTCTTGACTGCGAAACTCGACGATTGTATACAGGACGTACATAACGCTGGCGATTAACTGGGCGACTGCGAAAGCGAGATGGATAGGCATTGCGCATATTTTTTATTAGGCAAAGTGAGTTATTGTCAACCTTCGTCTTAAAGCTAACAAAGTCTCGGCATCAATATCTGGATACCACAAATTAGGATCTAAATTAGAAGTGATCCAAAGTTTGGTGGCTTGAAGTGGCCTGGAAGATCCTTTGATTTCCACTCGTACCGGGTACCTGTCGAGCCATCTAAGAATGTGGGAGATGTCAATCCCTCCTCTAAATTCATCGATAACAACATTTTCCTGACTACAATAGCCATCCCAGAACTTGGATCTTGGATCTTTACAATAAGCATCCATACCGGCTTGTTCCCATGCAGTTCTAGATTTCCCAGTGCCAGTCGAACCCCAGAACACATAGCAGGTTCGTTCCAATGCTCGAGGTACGGCATAATCCGAGCCAATAGCGCGTAACGTGCGATAACTAACAACTCGAACGTCGGCAGGGATCGCTTCCAAGTTTCCTTCTTGAGCCGATAACCAGATGGAGTCCCAATCTCTTTTGGAATTTCTTTCGAATGGCTTTGCGCCCAAATTGAATTGGGTACCGGCCACACGGGTCTCTTCCTTCCATACATATTGTGTAGCTGCGGCGGAGCGACTAAGTTCGGCGTGGGCGGCGGGACCAAACAAGACTTTGACACCTGAAAGTCCAATTTTCTTGGTGAAGGCAACCATAACTTGCCAATGGAGGTAGCCATCTTCTCCGCCTTCTTCCAATTGTCCTCGGATCCATACGCAGCCAGGGGGGAGATAGGGCACGAATTCATGTCGGGGGATTGTAAGTAACCAAAAAATTCCTTGTCTTCTTGCCATTTCATTATGCTTTTTAACTATTTTTTGGGTCAACTTATATACCTATAATCTTTACAACTTTAACATTAAAGGTCGTTAAGAGTAATTAAGGATGAGTTAAAGTTTACAACTTTAATGATCCTTAAGAGAACGGAGAACGGCATCTAGTAAGTAATACTA